CGTTCCATAGGTTGTAAGTTCGCTATAATAACGTTCAATGATTTTACGAACATCACGGGGACGTTCATAGCCAAGACCTTCGGCAAGGATAATATCCTTGATGCGCGGCTCATTATCCTGCGCAGTCGTTAGGTCGTTGGGATTAAAAATAGATAGGGTCATAAAAGCACCTCTTCTGACAGGTTAAACAACCGATCACAAAGGGCTTCTGACGGCCCGTAGCAATCGGGAGGTTCAGAACCTTTCAGAAGTAAGGCGGACTTATTCCCCAAATGGGTCTTGTATTCGTCGCCCTCCCGATAAAATTCGGGCATAAAAATACCGCTATGCTAACGGGTGCGGTTTCCGCTTCTGACTAATGAGGTTCTGACGCCTCAAAACAAAAGCTATACCCGCGAAAAAAAAATGTCAAGTGTGTAAAAAAATGACTCGACTCTTAACTGTCTATATCTCCATATTGCCCTCTTTTGTTGAAAGGTAAAGGTATGGGCATTGTTTTAATTATAATCGGAGTTTTATTACTGATTGGCGCTATTGAAGCTCTACGGACGAGCAAGGAAGCGAGAGAACGAAAAGCAGGCTTTTTCTTCATTTCCCTATGTATTGCTTTAATATTATTTGGATATGACCTCACAACGGATGATGAAGTAGAAACGACTGTAAGTACGGATGCCGAGACCGAAAAACCGTGGTATGCAGGCGGGACATTACACAGTGTTACCATGAGAGATTGGCACGCGGGAACGGATGAAAACCGTTTAGCGACCAGTGCTGATTGGGCTTATACTTTTGTAAATGAAAAATATGGCTTATTCGCTGCTTCAACATTCCCGAAAAAAGACTTAAAGATAATCGCGCAAGGAATAGTAAACTGTGTCAATAGTGAACCATTGAACCCAGCTTTAACGACAAGTAATTTTCAAGGGGCTTATTGCGCAAAATTGATACACGATACGGCATTGGAAACGGTATCGGAATTCAATAAATTAAAAAATTCCCAATGATTTAGAACGGTGCCCTACGGTGGAGCACCGTTTTTTATGTAACCTTTAGCGCCACGCCATGTGACGCTAAATCCCACCCAGTATACGAATGAATAGGTTTGCGACAGAATGGCGCAAAACCCTACCAAACGTGAGAATGGGTAGCGCCGTATGTTGAGGCGCTTTTACGGCATCCACTCTATTATCCTGTTTTTCACCTAACGGTTTGAAACATTCCTCAATTCTTTCACTTAACGATTTGAAATATTCCTCAATATTCGCATCGTCAATTTCAGGGTCCGTACTAGTTTGACTATGATAAACTGGATCCCATGGCCCATCTTGCGCACGGGGCCAACCGATTAATTGCGCAGCAGTTGCTCGTCCAAACACCGTCATTACCTCTTCAACGATCTCCCTTTGACGAGGTTTTAAGGGTTTTCCCAGTTTAAAAATTGGCAGTGTTGAAGGTAATGGGTTTGACGAATGGTACTTAAATTGTCGATATAAACTCGGCATCACAGGACCATAGTCCCATGCCTCAAAAGGATTTTTGATCTCATCAATCAATGGCTCACCCGTTAAAGCCAAACACCACCCGTGACAAGAATAAGCCAGTCGCTGCAAAGACAGATTTGTCACAGAAGGTAAACTTTTTTCTTGAGCGATTTCAACAATTGCTTTCGCCACAGACAGTCCAGTAGCCATTTCAGTTTCCTACATCAGTTTCTAAAACTGTGAATGTCATTTCAGCCTTTACTTTACCCAGCATAAATTCATGGGAGATCGTGATTTGACCTCCTTGCGGCTGTGTTGCAGCGGCACGCGCCCAATCTGCTAGTAAAAGCCTTGAGACCTGAGAGAGCGCCTCTAAAGCGTTCTGTTGTGTATCTGGCATTTGCATCATCAAATCCTCTCTGTGACGCTTGTACGGACCCTATGAGGCATTCAAGGAGGCTATGAAGCCTCATGAGTGCCATTGTCGGGTAAATGGTCAACCGCAGTCGCCCCATGGGGTCAACCGCGTCAACCGAGTAAACCTTGTTTGAAAAATTGCGAACCGCGCGCGGTTTTGCGACTTTGCCACCCGTATAGGGTATAGGCTGGGAAGGACCCGCGGTATTTATAGGGGTGATGGGGCAATAAAAAACCATAGTCTGGTGACAGATCACCAAATTTGGTGTCAGTTGTCAACAGGTTTTTAGCCATGGCATTTGAGGTTTTGCAGGTCCTGTTACATGATAGTCATTTAAAACATTGATTTCTTTTGATAATTTATCCAACGCAAGCCACCAGCTTTTGTAGGTTTCGCGTTCGAAGTCGATCAAGGCTGTTGCCCCATACGGGTCTTCTTCAATCAATTCGAGGGTTTCGGTTTCGCTCATGAGGTCCGGTACTGTGTCCGTTTTTGCATGCGTGACCAAAAGACCGATTTCTAGGGGGCTAAGTTTGCAAACTGCCTCATGGGTTGTTTCAGCGTCTGGATGCAGGACGGCGCTAACGGTTTGAGAATTATCAATATCGGTGCCCATGATTAAACGCTGCTCTACGATGCTGGTCATGGAGAGCATGGGGCCGTGAAAGCTGTCGGTTGTTTGTTTTAGGACTTCATCGGCCTGTTGATCTTGATAGGTCCAACGGAGCAATTCTTCGATGTTAATAACCTGTTTTACCATTTTGATAGCCTTTCTGTGTCATGTACAGGGTGTACAGGGTTCGGGATTGGTACCCTGTACAGCTCTAGCCCTTGATTTCTCTTTACTGTACAGGGTGTACATAGTGTACAGGGTATATATTAGGTATAGTGCGTGCGCGTGTGCGTACATGGGAAAACGACCCTGTACACCCCGCACACCCTGCACAGTGCCCAGTTTATAAAGGCTACAGCCGTACAGGGTAGCGGGTGTGTACTCTGTACACCCTGCACAAAAGGGGCGTTTTCAGCTTGTATCCATAAATTCCTTGTCCCATTCGATGGTGGAATTAAGCATAGTGGCAAAGTCTTCACGGCATTTTTCAAGGGGCGGAAATCGAAAGCAGGGAACGGCTTTACCGTCTGCACTGGCTTTTCGACTTCGACCCACAGAAAGACCAGGGACAAGTTTCACCATGGCCCGTCCAAGGCTTTCACGGTCTTTCTTAAAGCTACGCATTCCGCCGCGTTCGCAGTAGCTGATATAGGAGGCATGGACGAATGCTTTCTGCTGCATCTCAGGCCATGTGCCATCACCTGTTGTGGTGATTGACCCTTTCTGTAGGCACTCATACCACCACGCTTCGTGCGGGCTAAGGCTGCTGAATTTATGCTCCAAAAGGGCCGCTGTGCGGGGGATGCTGCGTAAATTCACTTGCGCTAAATCATAGGTCAATAAATAGGCTAACAGGGCTTCATAGCCGCCATTTTCAAGTTCTTTGAACAAGCCCCCAAAGTATTCATGGTTCTGGAGGCAATGATCCCCCACATCGAAAATAGCAAACCGCCGCTCATCATGCCCAACAGGTACCACCCATTCGCCATTTGAGGTAACAAGCAAATGCACATAGTTTTTGGTTTTAACTGGGTCTTTGCCCTTCATCTCAATCATTTGGGTCTTTGAAGTCACAAGCCCTTTTAAGCGCCCTTCTGCCTTAACGTCCCCCGCCCAAAAACCTTCATCCGCTTGCAGCAGTAAGCAAGACGCCATATGCGCATTGAAATTGGATAAAAGGTAACGGGGGTCATCGGCGAGGATGTAATGATTTTCAACTAACTTGCCGATCACTTCACCAAAGATGGTTTTTCCCGCACCCATTTTCCCGCGAAAGACAAGGGAGGTCCCGATCCTTTCAGCGGGCTTCTGGACCAAATGGGCGGCCCATCCGATAATAAAATTGAAAATAGCGTCATCGCCGTTGGCAAGGTTGGTGCGGACGTGATCTAAGAAAACATCAAAGCGCCCTCTATCAGGATCAGGGGTCACGTTGAAGCCTTGCCACAGATTGTAATACCCGTCTGGGACCATCGTTTCGACAGGCTCAAAAACAATACCACGGTATTGCCGCCGCCGTGTGTCGCGCATCCATAAGTGAGAGACGGAAACCTGTTTATCATCCAGTTCAACCAGTTCATTCGCATGCCATGCGTGAAAAGCGTCAATGCTAATGAATTTAACCCGATCCTCGGACGGTACATTGGCCCCGCCTTCTTCCAGAATATAGGCCCGCCCGCCAATCATAATCATAGCATAGCGTTCATTCATCGCCGCGACATCGTAGCCACGCGGGTCGCCTTCAGCCCGCCAGATTTGCTTTTGTTCTGTCAGGTCCACAACACTGTGAGCCTGATTAAGAACAGCGCGGACGGCTTCTTGACCTGTTTTGTTGCTGTCATCTGTCATACGCATATCCACTATGAGGTGAGAGGACTGTTAAGCCGTTAAAAAAGACTCGACTGTTCTTTTTAAAATTGTAAAACCAGAGGGTGAAATGGATAAAAAAGAGGATGCAATGGAAAGCACGAGCCAAGAGACAACCAAGCGCATGAGACGATCCGAAGAGGTCCCCGTGATCTTTGACCCTGAAACGGGACTGGCAATCGATTGGGCGTTTGGGGTGTCCACTGCCTTTAAAGCTGCCTTGGATATTAAGCAAACCCCACGGGTGAAACCGCACCCCACCCGTGAGGGGGTGAAGATTGAAACCTCGGTTGAAACCGTTGGTGTCCCGCAACTCTATAGCTTTAGCGCAGGGGACATCTTTCACACCCCTGCGTTGACCCAAAACAGACCATGGGCCGACCACCTTGAGGGACCAAGCACAAGCCTTCAAATTCAAAACGCAACGCCTGATAGCGCGAAAGAAAAAGGGACTGTGAGCCTTGAAATCATCACCTATCACCAAGGGGCGATAACCAGCAAAAAAACGGAAACCATGACACAAGCCGCTTTTGCTGCTGTGTTGCAAACTGGGTTGAAATAATAAGGACAAGCGGTCATGAAATCTCATCACACACCCCGCATTAAATCATTTAAGTCCACACCCTCAGGTGAAATGACATAATCAGCAGTAAGGCCAAGTTGAGTTTGTCGCCGAATGGCGCGGCCTAGTTTCGCTTTGAGCATAGGGAGGTCTTTGGTATCGCCATCGCCGATATAGGTCACATGACGACAGGTCGGGGGGAGGACGAGGCCGTGGCGGCTCATATCGGGGATGGTGCTGGGGAGTTTTTTGCGTCCATCTTTTGGGTGCGGCTTACCTTTACCAAACCCCGACCCGCACATGTTGTCGAGGCTACAAAGCCATCCGTTGCCCCAATCGCTGTGAGGGTGTTTTCGATCCCTTCCCCCACATACATATGCGCGGCGGCTGGTGTTAAACGGATTGCAGCCCCACGGGCTAAGCCACTGACTTTTTTAGCGGGGTATTTTTGACCAGACCCATCAGGCTTGTAGAGTGATAATTTGCCCGACCCATCGTCTTTTAAAAACGTTGTATGCAAAGCAGCGAATTTATCATCAGGCCATTGCATCGCGGCAAGGAGGGCCGGACCGCGATGAATGACTTGATAGCCGTCCGTTGTTTTCTCCCAATATTCAGCATCAGGGCTAAATCGTAAGGACAGGGCATTTCTTACGGTTGTTTCGGGAATGCCACGCCCTTCGACAAGATAGGTTTCCCCTAACGATCCTTTTAAGTCGATACCGTTTGCCCATCGCTTATAGGCACTTTTACGCCGTTTCTCACGGTCTTTGCCTTCTTCTTCAATGGATTTTTTGTTAACGACAACCGGCTTTAATTCTTTCCGCTTTATGGGGGCTGGATCACCGGGGACGGCAAGACCCGCCTGTTGAGCGAGGACCGTCACGGCGTCAACAAAGCTTAGATTTTCAGTTGCCATAACAAAATCCAGGGCAGACCCATGGGCACCACACCCAAAGCAATGATAAAAGCCTTTTTCTGGCACCACGGTAAAGCTTGGCGTTTTTTCAGTATGGAACGGACAAAGGCCAAGATATTCGCCCTTAAGTTTATTAAGCTTTGTCACTTTGCTTGCAAGGTCCACAAGGTTTGTGCGGGCGCGGACTTCTTCGATAAAGTGCGGGGTAAATTTCGGCATTTTATTGTCCGCTCTCTTGATCCACAGCGGCCTCTAATTCATCCAGTTCACGGCGGAGGTCGCGCATTGCCGCCCGAATACTTCTGTGTTCACTGGTGACAATGGTTTTACCGCCTTTCGAGGTCAAAGATTTCGCCTTGCGGATCACAGCCATAAGATTGCCAACAGCTTCTGGCAGGTCCAAAGCCTCCGACAGTACGTCATCAACCACAATGGAGTGATCCTTATTAAGCTGTTTCAGCATTCGCAAATAAGCCGACAAAAAAGGCGTTTCCCCCTTAAACTCACGAGCGTAAGCAGCATCCAAAATCACAGCTTGCTGCAAGGCAGGGCGACCATCTTTATCAGGATCATTCCATGCCCGCACAGCACCTTCACTGCGCCCGACAAGCAAGGCCATTTGGTTCAATCCAAGACCATGCATGATTTGCAGCGCAGCATCTTCAAAACTTTCAGGGGTTCGGACCTTTGGCATGAGAGAAAATCCTTAAAATTGTAATGGTCTGCTATCGTTTTTGCCGTCATGCTGTTGCTATGATGAAAAAAACAGAATTGATTTTGAAAAAACGCCAACTCCATCGCGCTAAGGCGGTCAAGTTGGGGAAAGAAATGAAAAAACGACAGCTTAAGGGGCCAAAAAATCATAAAAATCATTCGGCTGAACCGCGCCGCCGCTAATTTTGACGATTATCTCCATCACTTCAGGCTTGGGGATACGGCCCATTTTACAATACCGCCAAGCGGTCATTTTATTGGGCAATCCCAATTTTTCAGCAAGTTCCAGATATGTGAGGTTTTCTTGGATACGGTACTCTTCAAGTGTCATGGTTTTCATAGCTATCTCCTCTTGGATTAGAAAATAACCATAGTGTATACTCTTAGTCAAGAGGATAATGTAACCAATCTGAGTAGAGACTAGAGTAAGTCGAATTGATAAAATAGCTTATGTTTAAATTAACAAACCGAATTAAAGAAATCCGAAAGCGTCAAGGTCTCACTCTTAAGGGGGTGGGCGACCTTGTAGGTGCAGCCCCCATCCAAATCAAGAGATTGGAGGATGGGGACCGTCGCATAACCGTTGAATGGCTAGAAAGACTAGCTCCAGCCTTGAAGTGTAGCCCTATAGATTTGATTGCGTATCCAAACGATCTGTTTGAGGATGAAGCTGGCGAAATCTATAGCCGGCTCAGCGAAGAAAAAAAGTTAATCGCCACCCAAGTTCTCAAGGGTCTCCTCGCAGAGCAGAAGACGCAAAAATCCTAAGAAGCGCCCTTTTTCATCTTGATCTAAAGCATTGAAGCCTTGTTCAAATTCACCTTTGAGCAAGGCTTTCTTTTTATTTTCTCTTTTCTCCTTGTTTTTCTTATTTTGAATACCATGTAGTGTGAATGTATTCTTTTGCATATAGCATTACTCCGCGCACTAGTTTCGCCGAATGTCCGCGTGGGCAGGGGCGAGGTTAAAACATGGAGACTGCCAACTCAGTCGAAATGGGCAGCTTAAGTGTTACCAGCACTTGAACAGCTACCTCGCCTTTTCTTATGAAAAGCTTAGAGGCGTTTTTTCCTGCATCCCTTTGATTTTACGTAAAAAAGCATAACTTCACCAATTGAATAACCGAAGTAGCTACTTTTTTATATTGACTTAAAAGTAATCATTATGGTTATATCTGTCTAGCGATACAGACGGAGTAACCAAAATGAAATTACTAAACGCTCTTATGAGTGAAAAATTCGACCCAACTGATTTTAACATTGCAGAGATTGCAGATTTATTGGCTAAAACCCCTATGTATGCGGGCTTTACTCAAGGCTGCTTCTATTCTTTTGCACAGCATAATGTGCGGGTTAGTAAGTTTTTAGGCAAAGCAGGGCATCGCACTGATTTGCAACTTCACGCCTTGCTGCATGATGTGGCTGAAACCATAGCCTCAGATCGTTTTCGTTTTAAGAATTTGAAGGATGAAAAAATCCTCAATGCAATTCAGCCATGGCTGACAGACGCCGTTGGATTACCACCTCTTACGGTAAGTGACGAAGTCAGCATTACTTGGGCACACACTCATGTTGGAATGGCGGATGCTCGGGATTTTTTACCTCCTGCCCTTGCACCTTTTTTTAAGCACAACACGAAAACTCGTGTGCGCCCTGTCAAGCCGCAACCATGGATGAAGGCCGCTGAAAGCTTTCAACAACATTATCGCGACATTCAAACCGAACGGGGAAACAATCCCCTTGCCTCCAAACATGAGGCGCAACAATGACCACACGAACACACTATATCCATATATGCGATGCCCCGAATTGCCCGCAGAAGACGGCGGCTCTTTCTTTAATGACGACCACTTATGTTTAAGCTGTCAGAGTAAGGTTAGCGCCCCAACCTTAAAAGCCCTAAACGAAGCTAAATCCGACTACCTACGCGAAAGCCACGAAGGCGGGACGCTTTATTTTCAGGAAGCTATGGAGGCTTATGAAGATGCTTGGCAACAAGCAATCCATGAAATCCACTCACAATAAAAATCGGTCCGCTGGCTGGACCCCAACGAACCGATCAATTTACGTATCAGGAGTATCTTATAATGCCTTTAGATCAAAACGACAAGCCCAAAACCCCCGCAGGAACACGCGGTAGCGACATGCCTCATCCTGTCGATATTCACGTTGGTCAACGCATCAAACTACGCCGCACCTTAATGGGCATGACCCAAGGCAAACTTGGTGAAGCCATTGGCTTGACCTTTCAGCAGCTTCAAAAATACGAACGTGGCGCAAACCGTGTCAGCGCAAGTAAGCTTTGGCAGATGAGCGAGGTACTGGATGTGCCTGTATCCTTCTTTTTTGACGATATGCCTGAAAGGGTGAAAGAAGCTTTCTCTGGATATGAAGGACTGTCCGCTGAAAGCGATGTACAGGAAGAACACTTAACGCTCCACCGCCGACAAAGCCTCTCATTAGTCCGCGTTTTCGGTAAAGTTCAAGACCCGACGCTCCGTAAGAAAATCATCAGTCTTGTTGACGCGATTGCCAACACGTCCCCATGTGAGGAGCAATCACTATGACAATGACGAAAAGCGAATGGATCGCCAAAGCCGCCGATATTTTCCAAGAGAAAAAAGGCTTAGACCGCGATAGCGCAGAAGATGCAGCCGATGCCATCTTGAGTGATTACCTTGCAATTGAAGGTATTGCCTTTGGCGACCCAAATTTTGATTGGTCAAATCCCGCTCCCCTTGTTGAAGACGAATTAGCCCACTGGACATAAACCATGGAGCAATTGTTCATTCTTATCGGCTACATCGCGGGCCTAGCCCCCGCGATAGCTGCATTCTATTGGCTAGACACCCTAAAGGACAACTAATGCCAGCCCTCAATTTTAAACGAGACTTTGCAGATCAAATTAAAAACGGTGAAAAAACGCAAACAATCCGTAAATCTCGTAAAGATACAAAACCTCATTGCCGTGTTGGTGACCAATTAAAGCTCTATACAGGGCAGCGCACAAAGCACTGTGAATTGCTTGGGGTTGGAAAGGTCACTTCAATTAAATCAGTTTCTATTTATCCGACTTATATGGAATTGGACGGCGTGGAATTGCAAAAAACCATAGCCTTTCGAGATGATCCCCTAACTGATAATGAGTTTGCTGAAAAAGACGGCTTTGCAGGCTTCATGGAAATGGCTGATTTCTTTGAGCAAACATACGGCCTCCCATTTCATGGTGTCGTGATTAGCTGGGAGCAAAGCTATGTCTGACTATAAAAAAGCCAGCAGCGCCGTCACTGATGAATTACAGCCTCTGTCTAAGCAGGATCAGATCACTTTACTGGTTGAAAAGCTTGCCGCCTGTTGCGTGGGTATGGC